CCAACCCGTTTAGCTTCCGGGAACAAATTTACCTGGGCGGCGTCTCGGCATTTTTCTTCAGGAGCGAAGTTACCGCTCTCGCGGTGACTCCCAGTATCGAGTCGCCTCAGCTGATTGTTTTCACCGAGATTGACGGCTCGATTCTGGAGGCCAATATTCGGGACCGTTCGCAGTGGCCTGTGACCCCCAATTTTCAGACGGAAGTCATCCAGGTCGGATGTTCGTCTCAGCGCTCGGTCGTCTCGCATTACGGCCAGCTTGTGTGGTGGTCTCCTTCAGGTATTGCGGTGTTCGACCCCGCGACCGCAGGAAAACTTACTGCGCGCCTGCCCCTGCGCGATAACGAAATGCTGGTGAGCAAGGCGAATTTGTCGGAGGACTTAAGCTTGGTAGCGGCCGGTATCTTTGGACAGTTTTTGATGATGTCCGTGCCTGCGGAGGACTCCTACAATAAGCACACCTGGGTCCTCAATCACGCCAGCTTAACCACTTTGTCGGATGATTCAGGTCCCTCGTGGTCCGGCTACTGGGTCGGCACTCGGCCAGTGGAGTGGGTCTACGGAGAAATCGCTAATGCGGAGCGGGTCTATCACGTTTCGGTTGATACTGATGGCCGCAATCGATTGTGGGAAGCTTTTCGGCCGGAGAGATTGGACAATGGTTGTCCGATTACCTGGGCCTTCTTGTCCCGGGGTTACTTCGGACAAACTTGTCCCGTGCAGGCAAAGCTACCGGGTCAGCGTTGTCGCTTCCAATGGCTCGACGTCGCTATGGCCGGAATCGCTGAAGATATGGACATCGGTGTCTTCGTGGCTCCCGGCACTCGCGGAGCGTTCACGCAACTGATGGATAAAAAGGTCTCGGTTGCGAAGGGCAGCATTGATTCATCGGTTGAACTGGATAGCGGCACCACTTTATTTTCTTTCAAACCACAGTCCCGGGTCTTGCGAACGCAAGACATGAACATGCAGTCCGAAAAGGATGCAATCAGCGGGTGCAATATCGAGCGGCCGGAAATTGGAAACATCGACGAATCTTTTCAGGCACTCGTGGTCGGGCAGGGGCCGGGCACAGTTCGATGGGTCCGTTCCTGGGCGTTGACTGTGCCGGAAGATAAATCCGGTGATGGCACCGCATGCGAGGACGAGACGGCGGACAATGCGGTGCGCTATGATGGCGCTGCAATTGCGGAGACCAACGGGAAAACCCTGGCCGCGGACTTGGCAAATGCGCCGGAACAGCATTACACTTCCGTCCAAACGGAGACTGTTACCCAATACGGCTTTACCGCCACAGGTGTCGGCCAGTCGGAGAGCGTAATTTCTCAGCGAGCCGCAGACCGAGTGGCCTCGATTGTGGCCACGAAGCGCGCCGAGAATGACTTGGCCAAAGAAGTGCCTCAGTTTCTGTCGGCAGGAATCGGCTTGGAAGATGTCGGATGAATTCTGTAATCGACCCTCTATTTTTACGTCGTTTGCGAATCGAATACGATTCGCCTACAATCTGTTTAAACGACTTCGCGATTACGAGCAGCTTTATCAGCGGCTCGGCCGCTCCTATTATCATCCTGGAGCCCATTATTCCTCTCGGGATTCCGGGTCCCCTGACGCTTACGGGATTGTGCGCTAACTTTTTGACGTGGCCGGTTTTCCCCGGACAGCTTTGCGCCTCGGTGTATTTTGCGCCGGGAATGTTTAACGTGGGCGGGCCTTTTAGCGGAGTGCTGGAATGTCTTTCTAGCGGGACCATCGCAGTCTGCTCTACCGGTTATTTCTATTTCACTGCGAACACTCCCACGGGGGAATCCGCGCCGACTCCTCCGGTGCTGGTAAATAGTCCTTCTGGCTACACCATCCTGACTATTCCTCCCATCGCGGGCGCGCTCTGCTACAATCTCTACCGGAATCCGGATGTAACGAACATTAACGGGACTTACGTTAAGTATGTGTCTTGCTTCACCGGTAATCTGGTGGAAGCTTGCGCGGTCGGCTGCTACCGGGTAACCGCGATTACCCCGGATGGCGAGACCCCGCTCAGTGAGCCGGTATGCGTGCACCCTGATTGCGGCGGGCAGCTTTCTCCGGTGTGCCCTCCTGGGTATATCTGGAACGGGTTAGATTGTCAAAATTGCGTGCCGCAGTCGTGTCCTTCGGGACAGCATTGGGACGCCATCCTCTGTGAATGCGTGAACAACTACGGAAACGACCAGCAATCCGGGTCTCTGCATTGTCCTACGAATCCGGCCATAGTTGTCAGTGGGACGATTCCCGCATTCACCTATACTTCGTCTAACCCGGCCGATTACCCGGGACAGCTGAATGCCCTCGCGCAGCAAGCGCTGACAAGTCTGTTGTGGTTTGAACTTCAGCAAGCGGGCTGCTGCCCTGGTGGTCTTTCTGTGAGTGGGACCGTGGTTACTAACAACACTACTTGCGGATTTTTCATCCATACCGGCGTGCCGGGATATGATTTGGCCTCGGTCCCCGCTGGTTCGGCGACTGACATTGATTTGCAGATTTGGAATAATACCGGCAACCACCTAACTCCGGGCATCTACAATATGCCCTACGCCGGATTTACGGGTCCGGGAATCACGATTATAAAACCATAAGACCATGAGCTTAAAAGCAACCAGCCTGTTGATTCAGGCCGCACCGCTGCCCTCGACGTTTCGGGGCAACCCGAATGATTTTCTTGCCGCCATGGTGGCAAGAATGAAAATTCTTTCGCCGAACGGAACCAACTTCATTTTCATCGGCGACACTGCGCCCACGAGCAACGTAGGCCCCTGGCTGAAGGATGGCACGAAGTGGTATGTCTGGAGCGAGGACACCAAGCAGTATGTGCCGCTCGACGTTTCCGACTCCGTGGGCATTCCGTTTTTCATCGGGAACGCTACGCCGTCCTCGCAGACTCCTCCGGTCTGGTTGCGGACCACTCTGGATGCCTCCGATGTTGCGCCGAATAATTTCGGCGAGCCTATCGGGTGGCAGGTGTGGGACGGCAGTGCCTGGGTCCCTTTCAACAGCATCCCTTTGTCCGGTCCTACGGCCAGCAGGCCCACCGCTCCGGCGAATCTGCAACAGTTTTACGATACCGATATTTCGACCCTAATCTGGTGGGAACGCGGCATGTGGCGGACCGTCTCCGGTTCACCAGGGGATATTAAAGCCGTCGCCACCCTTACGTTACAAGGCGCGCTGACCCAGAATCCGGGTTGGTCTCTCCTGGGCGGCTCAGACAGCAACCAGCTCGGCCGGGTGCTCATTGGGGCCACAAAAGACCCTGGAGCCACCCCGCAGAACGACTTTACATCCAGTCTGCCTGCGGGTGTTACACCGCACGCGGCCGGGACATCCTTCGGCCAGGGCAATCAGGTTCAAATGGCTGCCTCGACGACCCAGCCGTATCCGCCTCAGCTGTCCGTTTGGCATCTGGTCAAAGCATAGGGGCCAGGAGACTATTTAGTAAGTGATTAAAGACTTTTCGCCGGATGAAGCCGGGCCTTACATAGTCGAATTGGCGTCAGACATAAAATTTGACCCCGAGATTTTCGCGCCGGTAGATGCTCAGTTTTTGGCGAAATATTGGACCCGGTTAATGGAAACCGGCACTGCTTTTGCCTACGGGTTATTTGAGCAGGACGAATGCAAGGGCATTCTTCTGGGGAGCATCATCCCGGACTTGTTTAGCGGTCGGCTGCACGGGGTGGAGTTTTTGTGGAAGGTAAAGAGCGGAGCCAACGGGCTCCCCTTGCAAAAACATTTTGAAAACCGATGCCGTGAAGCAGAGTGCTTCCAGGTAGTTTTCGGTCTCAACTACGGCTCCGAGACGGATGCGTCACGGCTGAGCAATTTTTATCTCCGGAAGGGATACCAGCCGTATGCGCTGGCCTACAAAAAGAATTTGAAGTATGGGTGACATTTTAGGATTCGTCGGTCAAATTGGCTCAGCTGCCATTCAGTCGAGCGCTGCCGCTAAAGCACAGCGCTTGCAACTCCAGGCACTGCAAGACCAGAGAAATTTTGTCTATTCGAATTTGGACCCGAATGCGGTTCAGCAGCAGACCATCGCGGCAGACCAGCAAAATGCTCAAGCACGTCTTGCCTTGCAGGGTCAGATTGACCCCGCTCTTTTAGCGCAACGGTATGCTTCGGAAGGTGCAATCGGGTCCGATTTAGCTACGCTCGGTGTAGTGCCGGGCGCTATAGGTAATGTGGCCGCTCAAGAGGCAGTCGCTGGTGTCCAGGGAATGCCTCAGGGAAAAAACGCGGTAGTCCAGGCAGCGCTCGACCAGCTTAAAGCTGGTGCCACGTTACCCCCGGACGTCGAAGCCCAATTAGTGCAGGCCGGTCTCGAACAATCCGGGATGGTCACGCAATCTGCCTCTGGTAGAGGAGTCGGTGGCCAGATGCTGAGGACGATTCTCGGCACCGCGGGAATTCAATTGCAGCAGCAGAGGCAGCAGCAGGCTTCTTCTCTTTTGACGTCCGCTCAGAATCTGGAGCAGTCGAGACAGAACATTTTGCAATCGCTTTTCCCTCGGCTCAGTCAGGTGCAGCTTGCGAATTTGCAGGGCGCGCAGAGCGTCTTAGGTCAATCGGCCAGCATGCTACCTTCGGCGGGACTCAGCGGCTCGAACATTGCCAATATCATGCTGGCGCGAGTAGGCGCAACCAATCAGATTATGCAGAGCCAAGGAACTGTGGCCGGTCAAGGTGCGATGGCCCAGGGTCAAATCTGGGGCGGTGCGCTCGGGGGCGCAACCAATAGCCTGGGGCAGTATGCTCCGACTTTATCGGGTTGGCTCAGCCCCGGTGCAAGCGCAGGCCCGCAGCTTACGCAGAGTGACCTAACCCTGACGGAGCGTCCTACTTCTGGAATAGGATAATCATGGCCTACCCATTTTTCGGCGGATGGACGGCTGCGAGTCTGTTGCCCCCGTCCTCGGGAGTGCCGGGCGCGAAGGTAATCGCTTCGCAGCAACAGCCGAATGCGTTGCGCTCGATGGCAAAGGCAGTTTTGGGTAATAGATATTCGGTGACGCCGTCGTTGCCTACGGCGTCCCAGGAATCCGGAGCGCCTAGGTCTATGGCTCCGGGCATACAGAAGGCAACAGGTCAGAAAAATAACATGCAAGCGTGGAATCCGTTTATGACATCTGGTTGGCTCTCGCCAATCCAGAGCGGAGTCAGCGGCTCGTATGGACCGTTTGGGAACGGCGGACAGTCCGGCGTGGTAAATAATCTTTTAGCAATGGGAGTATAAGTATGGCAATCGGTGGTCCTGGTGATATTCAACCGCAAGTAAGCGCTGGGCTCTCAGCACAGCCGCTGGTAACTCCGGCCGACACGAGTGTGCTCGGGACGGACGCGGTCTCTCAAATGGTCAATGGTTTTCGCCAGGGCGTCATTACTTCCCAGGACGTCATTAACAATATTGGGCCGGTGGCGC